ATGGAATGGCTCAAAGCTTTCTCCGACGACTACGCGAACGCAGTAACCGCTTTTGTGGCTGTAGGCGCCCTTTTTCTTGCGTGGCGAACCCTTGCTTATCTCAAGCGTGAATATCAAGCCAAATATCGCCCTTACGTTGTCCCCACGGTAACGGTCGCGCCGTTCGATCCCGAACCTGGGAATACTGAATTCCATATTTTGATCCAGCCGGTGAACGTCGGTCCGCACCCTTGCTACATCAGGGTCACCGCGATCCGGCTCACAATTGGTGATGAACATTTTGATACCCCGCACCAGGACGAGTGGATTCTGATAGGTACCAATGGTCTCGGCTTCAATTTCCCAGCTGGTCACATCAAGCAAATGGGGATCCAAAACATTCGCGAAGCTCGGTATAGGCAGAATCGGGTCGAACTCAGCTTTGATCTCCAGACGCGATCGATGGAGAACGAATATGCGTCAACCAAGAAATTCCTTTATGAATTGGAAGTTAGGGGCCCAACTCCATCGATCGTCTACAGGCCTGATTTGATCGATAGGTAGATCATCAACAGCTTCCCAAGCTGATAACGAGGGTTCTCACCCGCTCCACTATTTTCAAGGCTTCCAGCGGTATCGAGGTGACGTTGCGTAGAGCTGGTGACAGTTTTGGTGACAGTTACTGTATTTCTGGGAGTTTTTGTGCAGCAGCGTACATGCACAACAGCTGATGGACCTCTGCCAGCGCCCATTCCCTATGCGCTTTCGGCTTTTCATGTTGACCCACGGGAAAGAGGTTAGGACGGTTAGTTTTTTTCTGATCGCCCTGCAAGCCTTGTTCTGTGCGGCTTTGCGACGACTACCCCGAGTTAGGTTTTGGTTAGCAAAGGGTTATTTCCTAACCTTCATAGATGTTAAAAATCTTTAGAATAAATTCCTTATAAATCAGCACCTTACAATTTACTAACCTTCAACCTAACCATAACTTACCCTCCAAAGTTAGCTCTCAAGCCCAGTAAACACAGGGCCTGTAGAGCCTCTCCCTCCCCATTTTCAAAAACTAACCCTTTTCCCGAGCCACCTCTCAAAATCGCCTGCTGACAGCACTCAGCCGTGCGCTCAAAAACATCCCCCACCTGCAGGGTTTCGCAGGCATTTCGGTCCTACTAAATGCCAGAGCAAGTACCAGCAGGCCTGCGCCGCAATCGGTGCAGGGACTGAAGAAAAAACGACACATTTAGCCCGCGGGCGTGGCGGGGGGACGAGTGCGCGCGCCAAGGTATAACCCCCAGGAAAGGCACCAACTGTTTGGGGGATGGTCTACACCTATAGTGAGTACGACGCTCAAGGTCTCTGAAGCGTGGCGTCTCTATCTGTTAGTGGTCGGAATTAGCAAATACGTAGTGGCATAACCGTGCAATTTCGTGTGCTTTTGCTATCATCCGCGCCGTCTACACCAACGGTGAAAAACCAAAAGGAGGGGGGGACATGACTGATACCATCCAAAATCTCTATTCCGCCCTTGGCGCGCATGGCCTTCAGAAGAAGGACGTGCAAGCTGTTTTGCCATCGTGGTGGGAAGATGAGATCGCAACCACACCTGCTGGACTCCAACAGGCCAAGTTAATCCTGGCTAAAGCACTGAATTTAAAAGTTCGGCCTTTGGTGGAGGATCCGCCGCGTGTTGAATTTGACCTGCCAGCAATGCGGCGATTCAAACTGAATGGCAAGACAACAGAAGATGATGTCGAACTGGCGGTATCGCTCGCGCGTAGCGCGTCCAAAATAGTTCTTTCAGCAATTGATCGGCCGTTTACAAGACCTGGTACCGCAGCGGAGGTTCGGGAGAGAATCCTGGAATCCGGCAAGCAGTGGGTCGACTTAGAGAGCTTGATCGAATATTGCTGGGACCTTGGAATCCCTGTCATTCATCTGGCATCAAAGATGATGAAACGAAAGATGGACGGGATTGCGATGGCAACGAAAGGACGCCCGACAATTGTATTGTCGTCGCTAAAGCCGTCTGGCTTCTTACTTTTCCATTTGGCTCATGAACTCGGACACATCGCGCTTGGGCATCTCGATCCAAATGGTGCAATTGTCGACAATGAGATCAAAAAAGATCCCGAAAACAAAGATGCTTCTGAGCGTGACGCGGACAATTACGCACTCGAACTATTGGCAGGCAACCATCGAAATTTAATTCTAAGAAGGTACGAAGCGCCTGCACAACTTGCTCGCACAGTTACCGAGTTCGGTAGAAAAAACGGAATTGCTCCAACACACGTACTTCTAAACTGCGCTTACAATGGGAACTTTTGGGGATTGTGCGTTAACACCCTGAAAATTCTCGCCGGCGACGACACCGACAGAGACACTATTTGTAAACATTTATTCGCCAACCTTCCAGAAGATATCAAGGAAGACAACTTAGCACTGTTAGGGACATTAGTTGGCTAATAATGATTCTACTGTCCGATAATGATCTTGTTGTCAAACTTGCTCAGTGTGACCTCCTAGATGTAGCGCTTGACTCTTTTGAAAGCCAGAGAAGTGAGTGCTTTGTTTTAAGCACCATCAGACATAGTCTGAGGCTGGGCAATCCTGACAAGTCCATCGAGCGCTACGTTGGAAGCCCTCAAGCCTTCGAGCGAATCAATGAGTTTCTAGAGCACTGCAATGTGCTGCCAGAAGCGCCTATTCTCGACTTGATCGATCACTTGGTAGAAATCCCTGAGATCGATGTTGGCGAACAGGCATTATTTCTCCACGCCAAAGAAAATCACGATAAGAATTTGAGTTACCTCATGTTGACTGGTGACAAGAGAGCTCTGAGAGCCATCTGCGTCTATGATCAGCTCGATGCGTTTGAATTCCTTCGGACCAAAGTGGTGTGTTTAGAATCGTGCATGATGGACATGATCGACCATGCGGGATTCGACCATATCAATGAAAAGGTCTCAGCAGCCCGACCTCAAGTTGCGGAGGAGAAATACGACAAAGTCCTGCGAGCGGCCTTTGGAAAAGACCGAAACCAAGATCACTGTCTTGATTGCCTTCGACACTACTGCAGTGACATCCGTTGGTTGCTGTCATACTAAAAGCTACGGCGCTCAACATTCCCCCGATCTATTTTTAGCTTGAAGCGGGAATTTCATACGGCCGGAAACGCACCACCTCCTCCCCCAGCCAATCATTGATCTGCAAGAGCCTGGCCTGTTCCGGTTCCAGCTCGTTGACCGCCCAGACCTGCGCCGCGTCCCGGATCGATCCAAATCCACCAGCATTCTGCGGAACCACCCCCATCAACTGCGGCGGTATGCGCAACATGGCGAGCTGATCGTCCCGGCTGATGTTCTTGATCGCCCCGAAGTCATCCTTCGCTGCGACCTCGCTGATCGGGATCAGCTGCAGACCGTCCTTCTTCCCACCCGGCGCGTACATGAACAGGTTGCGGAAGTTGCCCGGGCCTTTGCTGTTCTTCATCGCTGTCCGTAGGTCGTTGACGAAGTCCTCGTTCTGGGCAGCGTCGGTCATGTACATGATGAAACCGGCATGGCTGCCGTTCTGGTAATACTTGCGGCGGAACAGCGTGGCGCTCTCATTGAGCAACGCACTCTGCAGCGCTGGGAGCCATTCGGGCAACCCGTAAATCTCCTGGTTGATATCAGCCACCCGCAGATGGCAAATGCTTCCGGTTTTGAATTCGTGCTCGTCCTTCCAGCCCTGCACCTGGTGATAGGTGTCCAGGTCGATACCCCGACGCATGTACTTGGCCAGGCAAGGTTGTAAGCCGATCGCCTGTCGCAGCATGTTGTCGCGCTTCTCCAGGTAGAGATTGCCCGACCACCCCCAGTCCATAACGATCTGTTCGAAGGCTTGCCGGCTCAGAAGCCGGTGCGGCACGAAGGTGCGAGCCAGCGCGTTGCGCTTGAAGATCAGGCCCGACTGCAGATACACGCTGGCTTTCGAGGACTTCGCCAGGCCATCCAGCGATACCGGCGGCTCATACCATCGACCGTTGGACCAGCACTCCAGGTAGTCGAGGATTTCCTTGCCATCGAGCACCGGTACCGGATCGCCGAAGGTGAAGGCCATCGACTGACCGCCCCCGGCCTGGACCAAGTGTTCACCTTCGATGGGTTGAGATGCGGCGGGCTGTACCTGGCTGCTCATCAGTAAATCTCCATGAAACCGGTGTTGGCCACGGTCTGACCCTCCAGCGGCTCGTTGTGCAATGCGTGAAAGAGTGCCCACGCCAGATCGGCGTGGCCGGTGTTGTCAGTGCGTCCAGCGGTATAAGTGAACTGGCGCCCGCCCGGGGTAACGGTCTTGCGGATGGCCATCAGCGACTGGGCCAGATCCGTCCAGCCGGCATCGAACTCCAGCCGTCCTTTGCTGATCACGTCCCAGGCCTTCATGACCAGACGGGTCTTAACCTCGGGGCTGTAGGAGAACGTGCGCAACGCGGGGAAGAACTGGCGCACCAGCTGCGCCACGGCGCTACCGAGGCCGGTGGTGTCGATACCGATGTAGGTCACCCAATAGCGCCGCGTGACTTGCCGAATCGTCTCGGCCTGGGCGGTGAAATCCATCCCTCGAAACTGGTGCCGCTCCAGGACTCGGAACTTGCCACCTGGCACCAGCGGGGGTGCCACCACGATCAGGCCGGCGGTGTCGCCCGACTCAGCCGGGTCGTACCCCACCCAGACCTGCCGATCGGCAAACGGCCGAGCGGCGAATGGCTGGTAGTCGGTCCAGATCGACCAACTGTCCACCATGCACGGCTGCAGCATGTTCAGCGGAAAGATGCTCGCGCCGTCGTCTACGAACTGGCACATCAGCAGGTTCTGGAAAGCAGCCGCGTCGTATTCGAGCCGCAGCTCATCGATGTCGAACAGGTCGCAGCCGCGCTCCTCGGCGTCCAGGATGGTGACGATTTGGCGCCAGATCCGGTCGTCGCAGAGTTTGCCCTGCTGCAGGGCGTCGTGGCTGACATCGAGTTTCAGCTGCTGGGCGGTCGGCTTGCCCTTGTTGAAGCGTTCACCGGTCCAGAAGGTGAAGGCCTCATGCGCCATTGAGCTCGGCGTCGAGAAGTACGTCCGGCGGTATTGCTTCTGCATCGCCATGCCCGAGGCGACCTTGTTCAGCTCGTTGAACTTGAAGGTCCAGAAGAATTCGTCGAAGTAGAAGTTGCCGTGATAGCCCTGGGCCGTTCGGGCATTGGTACCGAGGAAATGCAGCTCGGCGCCGTTCGGCAGAATGATCGGATCGCCGGTGAGATCGACCTCTACGACTTCTCGGGCGAACGCTTGTATGTAGGCCTTGAAGATATGCGCCTGCGCCTTACTGGCCGACAGGAAAATCTGGTTGCGACCGGTGGTCAGCGCATCGATCAAGGCTTCCCGGGCGAAGTAGTAGGTTGCACCGATCTGCCGGCTTTTCAGGATGGCGCGGGTGCGCTGATTGCCTGCCCGGTACCAGTCTTTCTGGTAGTCGAAACAGCCATCAAGAAACGCCTCGATCAACTTCTCGACGGCTTCCTCTGGGATATCGTTACGCTTGGGCTTACGCTTCTCCCCGGCATTGCGTTTGGCCAGCTCAGGGTTGAGGTCGGTCTCGGTACCGCCGCTCTGGTAGCGCTGGATTCGGGATTGCCGCTCCAGCTGCCGGTGTAGCAGGTCGATTTCCTTGTAGTCCGCGCCGGACTTGGGGTCCTTGAGGATCAGTTGCACCAGGCGCGCCTCAGTGGCGGCCTGGATACGCTCGAGTGGCGTGGCCCGGTCCCACTCGTCGCGGGCCTTCCAGCTGTGAAGGGTCTTCTCCTTTTCACCGATCAGCTCGGCGATCTCGCACACACGGTAGCCCTGCCAATACAGGTGCTTGGCATGCCGGCGGTGATCGGTGGGTAAATCGACGATAGCGTTCATGGCGAAGATGCTGCCGTTCGCGCGCGCGTGGCCCTATCTCCGCGCCCTGTAAGCCACCCCGCTACAACTCCCCCTCGTTGCCGCGTCATCGCGCGGTGCCGACCATGCCCCCATCGCCAGGCACAACGCCACCGCAATGAGGACTCCCTGTATGGCCGGCAAGACCGACACCCCAGCCAAGAAATTCCGCTCCAAATGGACTCGCATCGCCGTAGAAGGCGCCACCACGGACGGCCGCAACATCGAGCGCAGCTGGATCGAGGACATGGCCAGCACCTACAGCCCCAACACCTACGGCGCACGCATCAACTGCGAGCACATCAAGGGTTATTGGCCCGGTGGTGAATTCGGTGCCTACGGCGACGTTTTGGCCCTGAAGGCCGAAGAGGTCGAGATTGCCGGCGTGAAAAAACTGGCGCTGTTCGGTCAACTCCAACCCAACGACGCGCTGCTGGCTCTGAACAAGGCAGGCCAAAAGGTCTACACCTCGATCGAGGTTCAACCGAAGTTCGCTGACAGCGGCAAGGCCTACCTGGTCGGCCTCGCCATCACCGACACGCCGGCCAGTCTCGGTACCGAGGCGCTGTCCTTCAGCGCCCAACACGGCACCCTGACCAATCGCAAGCAGGACAAGGACAACCTGTTCACCGCAGCGGAAGAAACCGCCCTGGTATTCGAGGAAGTCGCCGACACCACCGGCATGTTCGCCGCGCTCAAAGAGAAAGTGGGCGAGCTCCTCGGCAAGAGCAAGGACAAGGAAGGCAAGGACGCCACCAACTTCGCCGCCTTGGGCGAGTTGATCGAAAGCCTGGCCAACCATGGCAGCGAACAGGCCGAAGCCTTCGCCGCTGAACAAAAAGCCCGCCAGGAACTGCAAACCAAGTTCGAGAAGCTCGACACCGACTTCGCCGACCTGGTCAAGCGCCTCGGCGCCACCGAGGACCACAGTCAGCAGACCCGCCCGCCGCTGTCCGGCGGTAATGGGCAAGCCCTCGCTGACTACTGATCCCCTGACGCAGACCTAAACCAGTTCGGAGAACACCCATGCGTAAAGAAACCCGTATTGCCTTCAACGGCTACCTGACCCAGCAAGCCAAGATCAATGGCGTCGACTCGGTGGAAGTGAAGTTCACCGTTGCCCCGACGCCTCAGCAAAAGCTGGAAACCGCGATTCAGGAATCCAGTGCCTTCCTGAAAAAAATCAACATCATCCCGGTCGATGAAGCGGATGGCGAAGCGATCCTGCTGGGCGTCAACGGCCCAACGGCCGGCCGCATCAACACCAGCGGAAACACCCGGCGTCAGCCTCGTGATGTCAGCAGCGAGAACAAAGACACCTACAGCTGCAAGAAGACCAACTTCGACACCGCGTTCCCTTACGTCAAACTCGACACCTGGGCCAAATTCCCGGACTTCCAGCCGCGCCTGTCGGCATCGATCGCCGAACGCCAGGGGCTGGATCGGATCATGATCGGTTTCAACGGCATCAGCGTCGCGGCCGACACCAACCTGGCCACCAACCCGCTGCTGCAGGACGTGAACGTGGGCTGGCTGGAAAAAATCCGCGTGGCGGCGCCGGAGCGCGTGCTCGATGAGGGCGCTACCCCGGGCAAAGTCACTGTGGGTGCGACCGGCGACTACAAGACGCTCGACGGTCTGGTGTTCGATGCGGTTCAGATGCTTGACCCATGGCACCGCAAGCGCCCGGATCTAGTGGTGATCGTCGACCGTGCTCTGCTGCACGAAAAACAGCTCAAGGCCGTGGAAAAAGGCGCTGCGTCCAACCAGGAAGAAAACGCCGCCGACGAAGTCGTCAACAAGGGGCGCCTGGGTGGCCTGCCGATCGAGGATGCGCCGTTCTTCATCGAGGGCGGTGTCCTCATCACCACGCTGAACAACCTGTCGATCTACTACCTGGCCAGCGCTCGCCGTCGTCACCTGAAGGACGAACCGGAATACGACCGTGTAGCCGACTATCAGTCCTCGAACGAAGCCTACGTCATCGAAGACCTCGGCCTGGTCGCCCTGGTCGAAAACATCGAGCGGGTGTAAGCCATGGCCCTCACCCTTGCCCAACAGAATCAGCTGCGCAAACGCGCAGCGCAGGAGGCCGCAGCGGTCGCACCTGCGGCCCTGATGGAAGGTGCCACCGGTTACGAGGTCATGCTCGCCAAGCTGCAGCAGGACCAATTCCGGCTGAAGCAGGTGCAGTCCCAAGAGGGCAAGGCAAAGCTCAAGGCCAAGATGCTGCCCGAGTACGTGCCCTACGTTGACGGAGTGCTTTCGGCAGGCCAAGGCGCCCAGGACGAAGTGTTGACCACCCTGATGGTCTGGCGCTTCGATGCGGGCGACTTCGCCGGTGGGCTGCAGGTCGCTGAGTACGTGTTGCAGCACGGCTTGCTGATGCCGGATCGTTTCAATCGCACCACCGGCTGCCTGGTGGCCGAGGAAGTGGCAACGGCCGCGCTCAAGGCTCAAAAGGCCGGTGGCACTTTCCCGCTGGAAATCCTCACCACGACGGCGGTGCTGACTGAAGGTCAGGACATGCCGGACGAGGCCCGCGCCAAGCTGATCCTCGCCCTTGGTCGCACCACCTTGGAAGGCATCACCGATGAATTCGCCGGTCAACCAGGCCAGTTGCAGGCCGGGGTTGATCTGCTGAAGCGAGCCATCGAACTGCACAGCAGCTGCGGCGGCAAGAAAGATCTGGAGCGCGCTGAGCGCCTCCTCAAGAAACACACTGGCCCAGCCAGTTAACCGAGCGTCCCCACGCACCCGGCGGCTCGGGGCGGATCAGCGGGTTTACTCCTTGCCCGGCTGTGAAGTCCCGACCACCGCCGACCTATTCGAGCGACGAGCATGAGCGGATTCATCGCCGGCGGTATTCCGACCACCGCCTACCCGATCAGCAACGGCACCTTCTGGCCCGAGGTCGATGGCCAGCACCTGCGCGCCGCCATGCGCATTACCGACGCCGTCACCGACGACCGTCTGGAGGTCGCCGCCGTCAACGCCATGATCGAGGCAAACCGGGAACTTGCAGGCTTCCGGAGTGCTCAGCAGGCGCAAGGGTTTGCCGCGCTGGCCGACGTGCCGGCGGAGCAGATCAAAGGTGAAAGCCAACTGCTGCACCTCTATCGCCGAGTCATTTACTGCAACGCGCTGGCCGAACTGGTCGAGCGCTACAGCAGCTTCGACGCCACCAACAGTGGCGAGAAGAAGGTCACCGAAGAAGAAAGCAGCGCCGACCAGTTACGCCGTGATGCCCGCAAGGCGTTGCGCAGCCTGCTTGGCATCAGCCACACCACCGTGGAGCTGCTCTGATGCCTGCCGTGATCGCGCACCAGGGCGACACCGTCGACGCCATTTGCTGGCGTTTTTACGGCCGGACCGCAGGCGTCACCGAGGCCGTGCTCGAGGCAAACCCCGGACTCGCCGACCACGGCCCAACCATCCCGCACGGCACGCTGGTCACGCTTCCAGATGCCGCGCCGCAAGTTGAACAACGCCAGGTGCTGAACCTATGGGACTGACCCGCCCCCTCAACCAGGAATCAAGGAATGAATCGCATGCCTGACCGTCCAGAAACGTGGGCCTGGCTTCTCGCCTGGCTCGAAAAGAACCATCTGCTGATTTATGCAGCGGCACTGTCCGCGATCCTGGCCTTCGCTCGCTTCACCTGGAGCGGTGGCAGCTTTCGCCGCGCTGTCGGTGAAGGGATCATTTGCGGGCTCATCACCCTGGCCATCAGCAACGGCCTGGCCCTGTTCGGTATCCCGGTCGAATTCTCGCCGTTCTTCGGCGGCATGATCGGTTTGATCGGCGCCGACGCGTTGCGGCAAGGGTTGAAGCGCTTCTACAACCGCAAGGCGGACCAGCTATGACCATCACCCTACGCCATGGCGACCGTGGGCAAGCGGTCAGTCAGTTGCAGAAGCAACTCAATGCGGCCGGCACCAAGCCTGTTCTGGTCGTCGACGGTGACTTCGGCGATTCAACCGAAAAGGCAGTGCGGGCGTTTCAGACGAATGCCGGCTTGGTCGACGACGGCATTGCCGGCGCCAAGACCCAAGCCGCGCTCACTGGTGCCGACTGTCGCTTGCTGCTGGGTAGTGCCAGCCTCGTAGCGGGTGCCCAGCGTTTGGGCGTCGAGCTCGCGGCCATTTATGCCGTCAACGAAGTGGAGAGCCTCGGCCAGGGCTTCCTGGACAACGGCAAGCCGAAGATCCTTTTCGAACGCCACGTCATGTACAAGCGTCTGGCCATGCCGCTCAACGAGGGCGACGAGGTCGCCGAATTGCAGCGTCACGCCGATGAACTGGCCGTCACTTACCCGCACCTGGTCAACCCGCAAGCTGGCGGTTACATCGGCGGTGCCGGCGAACATCAACGCCTGGCACAGGCCCGCATGCTCGATGCCCGCTGCGCGGACGAGTCGGCCAGCTGGGGCGCCTTCCAGATCATGGGTTACCACTGGCAGCGCCTGGGCTATTCGAGCCTGTCCGACTTCGTCGCCCGCATGTCCCGCGACGAAAACGAACACTTCGAAGCGTTCGTCCGTTTCATCGAAGCCGACACCACGCTGCACAAAGCGCTCAAGGGCAAGAAATGGGCGCAATTCGCCAAACTCTACAACGGCCCCGCCTACGCCCGAAACCTCTACGACGTGAAGCTCGAGCGAGCCTACGAGCGGCACGCCAGCTGCGGCTGCACCCTCGACGCGGCCTGAACATCAACCAGCAGTCCGGGAGTTCCCATGTTCGACATTGCCCAGATCCGCAAGCACCAACCACAGGATGGCGACGTGTTCGTGCTGCCTGAAGACACCGACCACCAGACCATGCAGGCCTTCGGCGAAGCGCTCCATCTGGCCTGTCCCGGTGTGAAGTGCCTGGTCACGACGATGGAAGTTCGCCGCCTGGACGTTGCCGCGATGAACGCTGCCGGTTGGTACCGGGCGTGAGCACGCTTCGCCAGCTCGGCCTGGCCATCGCGGCAATCGGCGCCCTGTCCCTGCTTTTCTGGGGCCAACACCAACGCCTGCAGGTGGAAAAGGGCAAGTCAGCTCATGCGGAAGAGCGCGTGCAAACGCTGCAGGACCGAAGCGATCGCCAAGCCGCCACCATCATCCGCTTGGGCTCAGCGGTGAACGCCGAGCGCGCCGCCCAAACCTCCCTTCGCGCCACCCAAAACCAGTTGCGCCAGACGCTGGTCAGCAGCCTCAACCAGATCCAGGAACTCGAAAATGAAAACGCTGAACTTCGCGATTGGTCTCGCCAGCCTCTGCCTGTTGCTGCTCGCGGGCTGCGCGAGCGCCCCACCATCACCGGAGCCGCTGCTTATCGTGAGTGGGTGTCCAGCCGTCGTGCCTTGCAGTCTGCCGCCGGCGAAACCCAGCGCTAACGGCGAGCTGCTGCGCGATGTTGAGACCGTAGAGGCCGCATGGGCCGAATGCGCCGCCCAGGTCGACACGGTTTTCCAAGCCCAACAGAGTGCCAAGCAACCATGAACAAACCCGACTCCTTGCGACGCCACTTGCTTGCCGCCGTTCCAGAGCTTCACAAGAACCCTGACCGTCTGCTGGTGTTCATCGACAACGGCACCGTCCGCAGTACTGCAGCGGTGGGCCTGTCTTTCGAGTACGCCTATACCCTCAACGTGATCCTGACGGACTTCGCCGGCCACCCGGACGCCCTGATGATCCCCCTGCTCGCTTGGCTGCTGGTCAACCAGAATGAGCTGATCGCCAATCTGGAAAAAGGCAAGGAAGCCATCAAGTTCGAAGCCGACATCCTGGATAACAGCAAGGTCGATTTGTCGATCGAGCTGCCCCTCACCGAACGGGTGATTGTCAAAAAGCAGAACGACGGAACGCTACAGGTCAGCCACCCCGACGAGCCTCAGTACGAGCCATTCTTGCCGGCCGGGAACTGGAAACTGTACGCCGGTGACGAACTGCTTGCCGATTGGCAGAGCACCGCCCAAGGCATCAATTCCCATGGCTGACAACCTGCACGCGCTTGAAGCGTGGGCCGGCTCGCTACTCGCCAAACTGGAACCGGGCGAACGTCGCAAGCTGAACCAGGAGATCGGCCGGGACCTGCGCCGCAGCCAGCAGCAGCGAATCGCCGCTCAACGCAATCCGGACGGCACGCCTTACGCCAAGCGCAAACCGCGCCAATTGCGCGGTAAGACTGGCCGAATCAAGCGGCAGATGTTCGCCAAGCTGCGCCAGGCCAAACACCTCAAGCTCCAAAGCACGCCGAACGCGATCGCCATAGGCTTCCTGGCACGCGCGGCCCGCATTGCTCGGGTGCACCAGGACGGCCTGCGTGACCGTCCAGCCAAGGGCATGGCCGACATCCAGTACCAGCGCCGCGAATTGTTGGGCTTCACCGAGGCCGATCTCGAGCTAATACGCGACCGACTCCTAGAACACCTTCTCTCGCGGTAACGTATTGCTTCATCCAGCTTGACAATGGCATTGTGCCGTCTCACTTAGTCTGAGCTATTGACGGATCATGGCCGAAACCGAAGAAACACCTACGAGCTCTTCAAAAACCACGCAAAAGAAATCAATTTTTAATTCTATAAAAGATGCATTCAACGCATTAACAGCAGTAATCAGCTTTATTGCCGCAGTGCTTGGACTTTTAGTATTGTACGCATCAAATAAAGGTCTCTTCACGGATATGACCAACGATTTTTATGCGTGGTTTTATAATGAAAAGGAGTGGACAGGAGCATTCAATAATTACCCTGAAGGCTATGTAGACATGGCATCAATGGAGCTTTCTGATACCTCTATGCAGCTGGTATTGACAGTTAACCGAGGAAGTATTGATGGCGTAATGTCAGACAAACGCTTATGTCGCGTTGGCTTTCCTCATGGCTACAAACTTGTTGAGGGAAAGCTATCCCTATTCACAGACTCTGGAACTATCACCGTCTGGGATATTGAACAAGGATACCCCAAAAATTACGCACAATTTGATATGACTCGAAAGGGGGTAACTATTGAGGTCACTCCAAAGAAAAATTCAAAGTGGTTCGGTGAAGAAACGGTAAAAATAGCACAACACCCTACCATTACTCCGGATCAAGCGATGGGAAGACTGTTCTCTTACTGCCAAGTAAAAGATTTTCGTTTGGATGTCCCTGAAAACAACAAAAAAGATAAGAGTTCCAACAAGCCTTAGATCGCTGTTGTAGTTTTCTCTTTTACAGTTGCTGCTCCATGCAATACGCGCGCGGAGCAGTAACCATACCGGCATGAACATCGCCGACCTTGCTCGTCTTATCGAAAACCTTGTCCGCCTCGGAACAGTCGACGCGGTCCAAGTCCAGCCGCCCCGGGTAAAGGTGAAAAGCGGCAATATCGTCACGGCCTGGCGCCCATGGTTGAGCCTGCGCGCCGGTGCTGACCGGGAGTGGGACCCACCCACCGTTGGCGAACAAGTGGTTTTCCTGAGCCCATCCGGTCTACTCGCCCAGGGCATAGCACTCACCGGTCTATTCAGTGACCAGATCCCGGCCAATGGTGACCGCGAAGGCTTGCACCGTCGCACCTATCGCGACGGCGCCGTGATCGAGTACGACAGCATCGCCCACCATCTGCGCGCCATCCTGCCTGAGGGGGGTATCACCGACATCATCAGTACCGGCGGCATCAACATCACCGGTCCAATCAACCACACCGGCGACTACACCCAACAAGGCAACCAGCACGTTACCGGTACGGTGACGGTGTCCGTGGACGTAATCGCCGATGGCGTCAGCTTGGTGAACCATCTGACTTCTGAGGTGATGCCAGGCTCAGGCACTTCCGGAGCACCCGTGAAATGATCGGAATGAACGCCCACACCGGCCGCACGACCACCGGTCGCCCACAACTGGCGCAATCCATTGCCGACATCCTGACCACCCCACTGGGCAGCCGCTTGATGCGCCGGGAATACGGCAGCCAGTTGGTCGACTTGATTGATTGGCCGCTGAACAACACCACCCGCCTGCAGGCCTATGCCGCCACTGCCACAGCACTGATGCGCTGGGAACCACGTATTCGGTTGAGCCGTGTGCAACTCAGCCTGGGCGAAATCGCAGGCCAAGCCATGCTCGACGTAGAAGGCAGCCTCACCGATTCAAACGAGCCCTTCAGCCTCCGCGTTCCGCTCACCTTGGGGGCTATCGCATGACAACGGTTTTTACGCCCGTTGACCTGTCCCAACTGCCCCAGCCCGCCGTCGTCGAGCAGATCGACTATGAGCAGATCCTCGCTGAGCGTAAGGCCTATGCCGTCTCACTCTGGCCCGCTGAGGAACAAGCTGAAATCGCCGCGACACTGGAGCTGGAATCCGAACCGCTGACCAAGTTGCTCCAGGAGAACGCCTACCGCGAGACCGTGTGGCGTCAGCGGGTCAACGAGGCATCCGTCGCGAACATGCTGGCCCTGGCCAAGGGCACCGACCTCGAAAACCTCGCCGCGAATCACAACGTCAAGCGGCTGGTCATTCAAGCCGCCAACCCCACGGCCGTGCCACCGATTCCGCGACTGATGGAAAGCGACGACAGCCTGCGCGAGCGTGCGCAGATGGCTTGGGAAGGCCTAAGCACCGCCGGCCCGCGCAACAGCTACATCTTTCACGCACGCTCCGCTGACGGGCAGGTGGCCGACGCCACCGCCGAAAGCCCGGCGCCGGCCGAAGCCATGGTCACGGTGCAATCCGTGCTGGGCGATGGCACCGCCTCGCAAGCGCTGCTCGACAGGGTGAAGACCTATCTGAGTGACGACGACCGCCGTCCCGTCGCCGATCGCCTAACCGTACAAGGCGCACAGATCATCAATTACCAGGTCAAGGCCAAGCTCTACCCGCTGACCACCGGGCCGGAAACCGAGCTGATCCTCGCGGCCGCTGAAGCCAAGCTGCTGGCCTTCGTGCATCAACGGCGCCGCCTGGCACTGGAAGTCTCCGAATCCATCCTCCATGCCGCGCTGCACGTCGAAGGCGTCCGCAAAGTGGTGCTCGAGGACTGGATAGATATCGTCGCCACCAAGTACCAGGCGCCGTATTGCACAAGCGTTGAACTGACGCTGGGGGTTGAGTGATGGCTGACCAACCCTTGTTGCCCGGTAACGCGACACGGCTGGAACGCCAAGCCGCTCAGGCCTTGGCGCAGATCCAGCGCGTGCCGATTCCGTTGCGCACCCTGTACAACCCGGACCTGTGCCCCCTGCCCCTGCTCCCATACCTGGCCTGGGCGTTTTCGGTGGATCGCTGGGACAGCCGCTGGACTGAAGCCGTTAAGCGCTCAGCCATCCGCGCCGCGTATTACATCCATTCGCGCAAGGGCACCATCGGCGCCCTGCGGCGTGTTGTCGAGCCGTTGGGTTACCTGATCGAGGTACTCGAGTGGTGGCAGACCGCACCGCACGGCATAGCCGGCACCTTTGCCCTCAAGGTCGGTGTGCTCGATACCGGCATCACCGAAGAGATGTACCAGGAGCTGGCCTGGCTGATTGACGACGCCAAACCACTTACCCGCCATCTGACCGGCCTGGCCATCAGCCTGGAAACCTCGGGCGGCTTTCACATCGCGACCGCGATCCACGAAGGCGACGAAATTGATGTTTACCCACCGGAGCCGCGAGACATCGAAATCTCGGGGGTTATCGGTCGTGGTGGGCGTGACCACACAATCGACACTCTGGAAATTTACCCATGATCGATCAGACCTCGCAGTTCTTCGCCATCCTCACCAACGTCGGTGCCGCCAAGCAGGCCAACGCCGATGCATTGGGCATTCCCTGGAAAATCACCCAAATGGGTGTGGGGGATGCCAACGGTGCTGATCCCATCCCGGCGGCAACTCAAACCGCGCTGATCAATGAGCGGCGTCGGGCTCCGCTGAATCAGCTCAAGGTTGATCCCGCCAATGCCGCCATCATCATTGCCGAGCAAGTCATTCCGGCAGAAGTCGGTGGCTGGTGGATCCGTGAAATCGGTTTGTACGATGCCGATAACGACCTGGTGGCGATTGCAAACTGTGCGCCCTCCTTTAAGCCGCTGCTGACCCAGGGCTCGGGCCGCACGCAAGTGGTTCGAATGAACTTGGTCGTCAGCAACAGCAGCAGCGTTGAACTCAAGATCGACCCGAGTGTGGTATTGGCCACCCGGGCTTATGTGGATCAGAAAGTGCTCGAGGAGTTGAATAAGCAGGACTTCAAGCACTCGGTAATGGTGGCCACCACAGGCCCGATTGCTCTGAACAGTTTGCAGACCATCGACGGGGTTGCGGTCACTGCCGGAAAGCGCGTGCTGGTCAAGGATCAGGCCGCCGCCAAAGACAATGGCCTCTACGTGGCAGCCGTCGGGGCCTGGACGCGCGCAGACGATGCCGACGTCAGCGCCGAGATGACACCTGGTCTATTTGTTCACGTCGAACAAGGCACGGCGAACAGTGACAGCGTCTGGCAACTGATCACTGATGCGCCAATAGTCCTGGGCACCACTGCCCTGACCTTCGAAATGGTGGCTGGTCGTACCGGAGTTGCTGCGGGGACTTACCGTAGTGTGACCGTCGACAAAAATGGTCGAGTCATTGGTGCCACCAACCCGACGACACTGGGCGGTTACGGGATCGATATCGCTACGCAGGCCGAAGCCGAAGCGCAGACCGATCAGGATAACGCCAAGCCGATGAGTGCCCTGCGCGTATTCCAGGCGATCGCCAAGAGATTCATCCAGGCCACTGAAAGCGTCTTAGGGGTGGCCAAGGTCGCCACGCAGGTGCAGACCAACTCGGGCGTCGATGACAGCACGATCGTGACGCCGAAGAAGTTTTCTGCCGGCATTACCGCGTTGGTCATTCAGGCGACCGAGGCGGTCAGAGGCATCGCCAAAATCGCGACTCTTGCGCAGGTCAATGCGGGCTCCGGCGATGACGTGATTGTCACTCCTTACAAGCTGCGCCTGGGCTTTCAAGTGAGTTTTAACTCTCAGGGCTATGTCGTGTTTCCGTCGTGGCTCGGTGGCTTGATCATTCAATGGACAAGTTCCAATTCACTCGCACCAGGTGCAACGGGCGCGGCGTATTGGCCTATGGCGTTTCCAGTGGGTTGTATCTGGGCGCTGGCCGCGCCGCTCGGTAACGCTGGAAATGGTAACGCCGGCAACGTCGTTGCGGGGGGCGTGTCCGCTGTCGCGGTCAACTTGTACAACTGGGGCGGAGCGATCACTTCGCCGGCTCGTGTCATTGCCATTGGAGTCTAAGCCTTGAAACGGTTCTATAGTCAGACCACGAAAACGACCTACCTTGAAGGGTTACATACGACCATGCCGAGCGATGCCAAGGAAATCAGTGAGGATCGTTATCTCGCTGTCCTGGCCAATCCCGAGCCCGGCAAGGTTCGCAGCCATGATGTTGACGGGTTGCCGATCCTGATTGATCCGCCGCCGGAAGATCTGGCCGTGTTAGAGCGGGCCTGGCGCGACGGCGAAATTCTGCGCGTGCAATGGATTCGCGACCGTCACCGGGATGAGCGAGAGCTGAACCGGCCGACCACAATCACGCCCGAGCAATTCGAGGGGTTGTTGGATTACATGCAGTCGTTGCGCGATTGGCCCGAGCAAACGGCTTTTCCGGCCGAGGCAGATCGACCGCCTCCGCCGGGTTGGATCGCTGAGCAGATCCAGTAACCACGTTGTAAGTCCTTTCACTACAACCCCCCATGCTCGCCCATCCGGCGCGCGCGCGGCAGCCTGTGCAGTGTCATTCAACTGCACAGGCATTTTCCTCATGGCCACCGATTACCATCACGGTGTACGCGTCCTCGAGATCAACGAGGGCACGCGCCCCATCCGCACCGTCGCCACTGCCGTGGTGGGCATGATCTGCACTGCGCAGGATGCCGACGCCACTGTCTTCCCACTCAACAAGCCCATCTTGCTCACTGACGTCCTGACCGCCAGCGGCAAAGCCGGCGAGCTCGGTACCCTCGCCAAAAGCCTGGACGCCATCGCCGATCAGGCCAGCCCGGTCACCGTCGTGGTGCGGGTTGCCGAGGGCGCCACGGAAGCGGAGACCACCACCAACATTGTCGGTAGCGTCACACCTACCGGCCAATACACCGGGCTCAAGGCATTGCTCGCCGCTGAAGCCCAGTTGGGCGTCAAACCGCGCATCCTCGGCGTACCTGGTCTCGATAACCTGGCCGTCACCACCGAGCTGGTGGCAATCGCGCAAAAGCTGCGCGGTTTCGGCTACGCCAACTGCTTCGACTGCGAGACCGTATCTGAAGCGCTGGCCTACCGTGCCGGTTTCGGCGCCCGTGAACTGATGCTGATCTGGCCCGACTTCATCAACTGGGATACCGCCACCAGCAGCGAAAAGCCCGCCGCCGCAGTGGCCCGCGCCCTGGGTCTGCGTGCCAAGCTCGACGAACAGGTGGGCTGGCACAAAACCTTGTCCAACGTGCCGGTCAACGGTGTATCTGGCCTGTCCAAAGACATCTTCTTCGACCTGCAGAACCCCGCCACTGACGCGGGCCTATTGAACGCCGATGAAGTCACCACCCTGATCCGCCGTGAAGGCTTCCGCTTCTGGGGCTCGCGCACCTGTTCGGAAGATCCGCTGTTCGCCTTCGAGAACTACACCCGCACCGCACAGGTCCTGGCCGACACCATGGCGGAAGCGCACTTCTGGGCTGTGGACAAACCGATGCACCCAAGCCTGGTGCGCGACATCGTCGAGGGCATCAACGCCAAGCTGCGCGAACTGGTGCGCAACGGCTACCTGCTGGGCGGCGAGTGCTGGTACGACGAGGCCGCCAACGACAAGGACACCCTCAAGGCCGGCAAGCTGTACCTGGACTACGACTACACCCCGGTCCCACCGCTGGAAAACCTGCTGCTGCGCCAGCGCATCACCGACCGTCACCTGGTGCAGTTCGCTGCCGCCGTGAACGCCTGATCCCATTTACCCGCGCGGCCCCGGCCGCGCCGTAGGAGAGCCCGACCATGGCCCTGCCCAAGAAACTCAAACATCTCAACCTGTTCAACGACGGCAACAGCTACCTGGGCGTCGCCAAGTCCGTGACCCTGCCCACCTTAGGCCGCAAGCTCGAAGCGTATCGGGGAGGCGGCATGGAAGGCCCTGTCAAGGTCGACCTCGGCCACAGCGACGACGGCCTGCAGTTGGAGTGGACGCTCGGCGGCTGGGATCTGATCGCCCTTCGCCAGTTCGGCGCCGTGCGCGTGGACGGTGTACAGCTGCGCTTCTCTGCCTCGGTACAGCGTGACGACACCGGCGAAGTCAGCGCGGTGGAGATCGTCACCCGGGGCCGTCACGAAGAGGTCGACTTCGGTGATGCCGAACCAGGTGAAGACACCGAGCACAAGATCACCACCGCCCTCACCTACTACAAGCTCACCGTCGACGGCGAAACCATCATCGAAATCGACCTGCTCAACTTCGTCTACGTCGTGGATGGCAAAGACCTTCTCGACGAGCACCGCAAAGCCCTGGGCATCTAAAACCGAACGCCACTGGCGATCCGTCGGCGGCAACTTCAACTCCAAGGAGCAACCCCATGAAATCCACCGAAAGCATCCTGCCAGCCAAAAACTTCAACGAAGAAACCATCACCCTCGACACACCGATCGTGCGTGGCGAGACGGAAATCACCACCATCACCCTGCGCAAACCTGCCAGCGGCGAACTGCGCGGCGTGAGCCTGGTGGACCTGGCCAACATGGACGTGATGTCACTGCGCAAAGTCCTGCCGCGCATCACCACCCCGACCCTCACTGACATCGAGATCGGCCGCATGGACCCTGCCGACCTGCTGCAGTGCGGTGTGGCGGTCGGCAGTTTTTTGTTGAAGAAGTCGGACAGGGAAGCTGCCCTCGTTGCGTAGATGAGGTGATGGCCGATCTGGCTATCGTCTTTCACTGGGGGCCAGCGGACATGGATCCGCTGCCCCTTTCTGAACTGATGGAATGGCGCGAGCGGGCCATAACGCGCTGGGAGCAAACCCATGGCAAATGACCTGAAGATGGAGGTAATTCTCCAGGCCATCGACCGCGCCACCCGCCCTATCCGAGCCATCACCCAAGGCAGTATCGGGCTCGGTCGGGCGCTCAAGGAATCCCGTGATCAACTCAAAGTGCTGCAGGACCAGCAGCGCGACGTCAGCAGTTGGCGAACCCTTCGCGCCGCCAGCGAGCAAACCGACACCGCGTTGCAGGCCGCTCGCGATCGAGTAAAAGCTCTGGGCCAGAACATGGCAGCGACCAGCGTGCCGACCCGCCAGATGACCCGTGACCTCAAGTCCGCCATCCGTGAAGCGACCAGACTCAAGCAAGAGCACCAGGAGCAGCAGGTCCAGCTCCAGGGCATGCGTAACAAGCTGGCCAGTGCCGGCATCAGCACCCGCAATCTCGGCCAGCACGAACGAGATCTACGGCAACTAATCGCGCAAACCAACCAGACCATCAGCGACCAGGGACGCCGACTGGAAGCCCTGAGCCGACAGGCCCGCAAAGCCGCCGCCGCGAAGGAAAAGTTCGATAAAGCCCAGCAAGTTGCGGGCAGCATGGCCGCCGGCGGGGCCGCTGGTTTGGCGAGCGGCTACGCCCTGTCGCGTCCGCTGCAGGGCATGGTCGATGCCTTCGCACCGGCGGAAAACGCGGCCACCCAGCTGAAGGTGGCGATGATGGACAAGAACGGACAGGTCGCGGCTGATTTTCAGAAAATTTCCGATCTGGCCGGGTCCTTGGGCGATCGCCTGCCAGGTTCGACCGCCGACTTCCAGGAAATGATGACGATGCTTCGGCGCCAGGGCCTGAGTTCCCAGTCGATCCTTGGGGGAACCGGCGAGGCTGCTGCCTATCTCGGTGTCCAGCTGCAGAAGCCGGTCGCAGAAGCCGCGGAGTTCGCCGCGAAAATGCAGGATGCAACACGCACGTCAGAGCAGGACATGATGGGGCTGATGGACACCATTCAGCGGGCCTTCTACCTGGGCGTCGACGACGACAACATGCTGCAGGGCTTCACCAAGCTCAGCCCCGTGATGGGGATCATCAAGCAGCAGGGCCTTGAAGCGGCCAACACTCTGGCGCCCCTTCTGGTGATGATGGACCAGACCGGCATGGCGGGCGAATCAGCGGGCAACGCGATCCGCAAGGTGTTCCAGTCCGGCGTGGACAGCAAACGCTTCACCAAAGCAAACGATGCGCTCAAGGAAATGAAAGCAGGCTTCGACCTCGAGTTCACCGACGGCAAAGGCGAGTTTGGTGGCATCGACAATCTATTCGCCCAGCTCGAGAAGTTGAAAAAACTGACCAGCGTGCAGCGCACCAGCGTCATGAAAGAACTTTTCGGCGACGACTCCGAGACGCTGCAGGTCGTCAACACGCTGATGGACAAGGGATTGAGCGGCTACCAGGAAGTCGCGGGCAAGATGCGCGATCAGGCGGATTTGCAGACCCGCGTGAAGGAACAACTGGGGACGCTGGCCAACGTGATGGACGCCGCCCAGGGCAGTTGGTCGAACGCGCTGTCGGAGATGGGCAACACCGTTGCGCCACAGCTCAAGGAGCTGCTCAACGGCATCGGGAACATGGCCAACGGTCTGAAGGAATGGGTCAAGGAGCATCCCCTCCTGACTGCGGCCATCATCAAAACAGCAACGGGACTGGCTGTGCTTCTCGCGGTTGGCGGGGGCATCACCGTCATGCTGGCCAGCATGCTCGGTCCCTTCGCCATGGTCCGCTATGCGCTGACTCTCTTCGGCATCAAAGGCGCAGGCGCGATCTCGATATTCAAAGGCCTGGGCGGCGCCATGCAGTGGGTAGGCAAGGCCGTCCTGTTCATCGGTCGTGCGTTGCTGATGAATCCTATCGGCCTGGCCGTCACAGCGATCGCCGCAGCCGCTTACCTGATCTACCAGAACTGGGAGCCGATCAAGACGTTCTTCCTTGGCCTGTGGACCGAGATCAAGGCGGGCTTCAGTGGCGGCCTGACAGGCATTCTGGGGCTGATTGCCAACTTCAGCCCAATAGGCATTTTCTACAGCGCCTTCGCTGCCGTGATGAACTACTTCGGCGTCGACCTGCCAACCCGCTTCACTGACTTCGGCGGCATGCTTCTCGATGGCCTGGTGTCCGGCATCACCAACAAGCTCGGCGCCGTGAAAGATGCAATCACCGGCGCCGGCGAAGCCACCATCGGCTGGTTCAAGGAAAAACTGGGTATCCATTCGCCCTCCCGCGTTTTCGCGGAGCTCGGCGGTTTCACCATGGCCGGCCTCGAGCAGGGTCTGGTGGGCAGTCAAGGCGGGCCACTGGCGGCCGTTTCCGCGCTGGGCAAACAGCTCACGACGGCCGGAGCGTTTGACCTGGGCGCCAATGCCCGGGAAATGGAGCTCAGCTCAGGCGACGGCCTTCAAGGCATGAGCATCGACAATAGGCCACCGCTATCGGCGGCACCGGCCTCTGCTCGAGGCGCAGGACAAAGCAGTCAGCCACCAGCGCCGATCTTCAACATCTACGGCGCCCCGGGGATGGATGAACAGACCCTGGCACGCCTCGTCGCCGTCGAGGTCGCGAAAATTCAACGTACCAGCCAGGCACGCAGCCGCAGTGCGCTGTCGGATGAGGCTTAACTCCAATGATGATGTCCCTCGGCATGTTCGTATTTAGCCTGGAAACCCTCGCGTACCAGGAGTTCCAGCGTCAGACCGATTGGCGCCATGGCAGCACATCGCGCATCGGTACCAATCCGGCGCGGCAGTATCTGGGCCGTGGCGACGACAGCATCACCTTGCCAGGCGTGCTGCTGCCCGCACTGGCCGGCAGTCCGATCAGTCTCGATACGCTGCGCACTATGGCTGACACCGGCAAGGCGTGGCCCTTGGTGGAAGGCACCGGGAAAATTTACGGGCTCTGGGTAATCGAGTCACTGAGCGATACCCGCACGGTGTTCTTTCGCGACGGCGCGGCTCGCCGGATCGAGTTCACCCTCAAGCTCACTCGCATTGACGATGGACGCGTGGACCTTTTGGGCAGCGTGACCGGCACGGCGGGCAATCTGCTGCGAGGTGCACTGTGAACACGATCGAACAAGCAGGCAGCCTGCTCCAGGACGCGGCAAGCCGGTACCGAAAGGCAACCTCCTACGCCCGACCGATCTGCCGCGTGGTGGTCAATGACCAGGACATCACCAGCGCCATTGAGAAGCGGTTGATCAGCATCGAGTTGACCGACAACCGCGGCATGGAAGCGGATCAGCTGGACATCAACCTCAGCGATCACGATGGCCTACTGGCTATCCCACCGCGCGGCGCGACGGTGCGGCTGTGGCTCGGCTGGAGTGACACGGGCCTTATCGACAAAGGCAGCTATACCGTTGATGAAACCGAGCACAGCGGCGCTCCGGACACGCTCAGCATTCGCGCGCGAAGCGCTGACCTACGGGGCGGGCTCAAGGTCAAACGAGAACGCAGCTGGAGCGCCACTACCCTGGGCACCGTGATTGGTGCGGTTGCAGCCGCCCATGGCCTGGCCCCTGTCATCAGTCCATTACTTGCCGCGATCGACCTGCTGCAGTTGGACCAGGCCAACGAAAGTGACGCCAACCTGCTGACCCGGCTGGGCCAGGAGCACGACGCCATCTCAGCAGTAAAAGCCGGCCGGCTGCTGTTCATGCCTGCGGGCAAGAGCACCACCGCCAGCGGCGCGCCACTGCCGCATGTCGTGCTGACTCGAGCTGACGGAGATCAGCACCGTTTCCTCCAGGCAGACCGCGACAGTTACACCGGGGTCAAGGCCTACTACTACGAGGTCAACAGCGCCGAGAAGAAGGAAGCGATCGCCGGCGGCGGCGACAACCTGAAGGAACTACGCCACAGCCATACGGATCTGGACAGCGCATTGCGCGCTGCCCGGGCTGAATGGCGTCGGCTTCAGCGTGGTACCGCGACTTTGAGTTACTCCCTGGCCAAAGGTCGGCCAGAGCTCATTCCCGATCAGACTTTCAGCCTTCTGGGCATCAAGGCCGAGATCGGCGCCATCATTTGGGTGGGGAGCAATTTGCGCCATAGCTTTACCTCGGACACCTACACCACCAGCCTGGAGTTGGAATCGAAGCTGCCGGACGATGATGGAATAGACGAACTGGCGGACGGCACCGAAGGGCTCACAGGAATCGTGGCTTGGTACCGCGACGAGAAGACGGGGGAACAGAAGAAAATCACCGAGGGTGATCAGAGCAAGCCGAGGCGGCTCACCCATCTTTATGAGAGCAAAGCCTCAGCACAAAGGGCGGCAGAAAGGGAGTGGAAGCGCCTGCAGGCCAGCAAATCCTAAGCACAAAAAACCCGGCACTGGGCCGGGTTCTTTACTACTGCCTTACTCCGCAGACTGCTGAAGCACCTCCAGGATTCTCATCACATCCGCTCGTTGCTGATCGCTCAGGCTTCGCAGCAACACCAGGAAGAGACACTCCAATTGGGTAAGGTTTTCCATCATAGGTACTCCATTTCCATGTGACGGGCGCTGGCGTCGATGACATTGCCCAAAGCACCCGGGAGTTCCCTATTCTCAGCACATCGAAACGTGCCACCAGCATGCCAAAGTATTTTGTTTAGCAATTCGTGTTGGTGTCGGGAGCCTCCAGGTGGCCACTCCCTAACCTACGCATACTTTTGAAAGTGCAAGCCCTAGGTCCTTCTCGGTTGGCTGCACGTTGGCAAGTAGCACCCTCATTTTGGTCAGATCGGACTACCACTCTTCACGAGCAATCACCTGCAGAGAGGGAACCAAGGCTACTGGTCAGCTGCAGAACTCGGCGCTTCTTCAAAGAGAGACTCTATGTGCGCCCAATTTTCGGACGCGCATTTTAAAATTGAGTGGGGGATGCAGCGGAGCTGCATATTTTTTTGATTTCTGTTACTAAGGATCCAAAGATAAAACTTCAAATCAATATTAGTTATATCGAAAGGTATATTTATAGCTTCATACAAAACTTCAAACAACACAAACGGCCACTGACCTAACGAGTAAACATAATGGCCAGTTTTATACGGAACTCGTTCTGAATGAACTCCCCAGTATCTAACTTCCCCGTCTTCTAGCATGGCCATCCAAGAGGCTGTAGGCTGATCCGCGCCTTTAGTATGCATGGGTACAGACGACATCTGAAATTGCTCGAGATTATGAGTGAAATTATTTCTTCTTCGAAAAACATATGCTTTTTTTAACCTCATCTCCTCGGCTGAATCACTTATAGGTTCGAGGGGGTAGCTGACCTTCGGATCATTGCAGTGCCCGGGGAGAAAGCCCACGCTTATCGAGCAAAAAAGTTTTTGCTTTCCACTATCTGTCAACGTATCCATGCCGGAGTAAAAAGAGTTCTTTACTCCGAAAATCTCTGAATGCTTTGCCAGCAAAAGCTTGGTCAAACTAAGCGGATCGCCTCCATTCAACTCTTGATTCAAATTGATCGCAGTCTGTTTTTGAGCAATGTGAATGTCTTTCCTGCTATTAACCCAGTCAGCGAATGTCAGATGCTTTTCTTTTCTCCCAAGTATGTCGAAACAGGTTAATAACAAATATGCAACGAGAGCCTCTCTTTCATGCCGCGCATGCAGCCAATATTCAGCGGCATCCATCACATACCCTTCAAAACCCTCAAGCCGATCCGACTCTTCGAGCAAAGCTTGAGCTAGGCGGAGCCGTGCAAGTACTAAATCACGCGTGGTGTCGCAGGTATCATCAGTCATTATTGATGCCGCAATCGATGGCCAGAAAAAAATACAAAAGGGCTAGTCAAACAGAGCGCTTTTTCGCAACCAAAGCATACTCCCGAGAATCAAGTCCGAAATGGCGGGAGTGCCATGTACTTACCATTCTCTCCCCAACCTTCAAGGACGCCGTCCTTCTTCAGGATGTAATACTCTCCAAATCCGTTATCCGGCTCCTCAAGGCGCATTCCACCGTCTGGCAACGATTTTGCGACGTACCCGTTGGTGTTCTTGCCGCCGCCTGAGAAAACGGAATCAATGAAGTACTTGCCGTCTTTTTTGTAGAGAACCATGACATGGCCGAGCGCGCCGTCGCGCAGCCAGCTGCCAACCTGCTCGGGATAGGCCGAGAGGTCCATGACAGTTAATGCTTGATAATCGGCCGCACTCAAGCCGATCACAGAGCTTTTGTAATCGGGGTCAAAACTGGCATTAGCCCAGTAACTCTTGTCGGTTTGACCCTCAACACGGAATCCGATGAAAGACCGTTCAGCCTTTACCTTCGAATCGTCGCGAATCGTCTTGGCCACATCGGCGAGCTCGGCGTCAGTTAAGCGGCGTGACAACAAAACTTCGACTTTCCGAGGAGCATTTCCACGTTGCTCGTCTTTGGTGATCGTGTATTTGACAGCAGGTTTGGATGGTTCCGCCGTCTGAGCAACCTGTTCAGACTTGGCTTCGATGAGGCCTATGGAAATTGCAGAACCGACAACCAGAAGGCCCGCCATCCACGCGGCTGTGCATCCCATCAGATGTCGCGTCAGAAAGCCTCTGCCGCTCTTGCGCAACTGTTTGACCAGCCACCACCAGACACCGATAAACACAGCCAAAGCCACAATCGCTACAACACCGTCCATTCACATCGTCCTCGATAATTCGCCGGCCACCATGGCCTGCGTGCTACTTCCTTTCTACTGCCTGCAAGCTCAATCACTTGCCTCAGCCCGCCTTTGCTATCCGCGTGCTTTGGCAAAAGCCCGGGCTGTTCGTAACAGCACATCACGGTCGGCTTCGCTTACGAGTTGATACACCTCGAAGAAGTCCAATGCTTCGCGGCTCAAGCAAGTGCTGGCTAAGGGTGTCCGTTCTCCCGTAACGACGTAGAGCACGTCCACGCCTTTCCCAGCCACAGCGGCAAGGTATGCCGCGTCTGGGCTTCGATCACCTTTCTCGTAATTGAACTGAGAGGTTTTGGCTACCCCAGCAAAAGCAGCGAAGTCCGCCTGGTTGTATCCCAAGCGTACACGCTCCTCTTTCAGCCTTTCGCCAATATTCAACAAAACGACCCCTTAAGGAGTTGACTATCCAACATTTGTTGAATAATCTGCCCCTGTCATCACACGAAATCACACGAAACGGAACTATGCCGAACACATACCCAACCGAGCAAGCACGCCAAGACGCCCGTGATCGGCTCGCGCGTCAAGGGATCACGGCAAAGGAATGGGCAGAAAAGCATGACCTCTCTCCGTCGACCGTTTATGCGGTCCTGAATGGTCAGAAAAAGTGCCTGCGAGGTGAATCCCATCGTGCAGCTGTGCTGCTCGGGATCAAAGAAGAAGTGAGCGCACAGTAGTGCGGCTGGCCAAGTAGGGATACGAGAACATGAAACGCTCAGTGCTAGAAACCAGACGCCAAGTAGTAAGTGCCGTTGTTTGCGCTTACCCAGGTGGACGCGAATGTGCGGCAGCGCGCCTCGGCTACGAACTCAAGAAGTTCGATAACCACCTCTACGAAAACGCCGGCAGCCGGCCATTGAGCGATGACCAAATTCATATGCTCGAGCGAGACGCCGGCACCAGCTTTTTCCCCGAGTACGTGGCCTCTCTCTATGGCGGCATGTTCGTGCCCATCGCCGATCCGGAAACCCTGGACAACGTCGAGCTGTACAGCCGTTCGGTCAGTACCGCTGCCAAGCGTGGCGTGGTCGATCAGATCATCGAGAAAGCATTGGCCGATGGCGTCATCGACAAAGGCGAAGCCGCTGCGATCCTCGCGGCCCATAGTAAATACGTGAGCGCACGCCACGCCGAGGTTCTGGCCACCATCCAGTTGCACAGCCAGGAGGCAGGCCAATGAGCACCTACAAACTCGTCTGCCCTCACTGCATGGGCCGCATGCGCATCCGCACCAGCGAAGGCACCCATATTTTCCTGCGTGTGGCCTACCTGCAGTGCATCAATGAAGCCTGCGGTTGGTCGGTACGTGCCCAGTTTGAAATGACCCATGAAATGAGTCCGAGCGGCATGGCCAATCCCGCCGTTCGCCTTCCCATCGCGGACGTGGCACTGCGCCGCGCTGCAATGAAGTCAGCCAACGATCAACCCGATTTGCTGGATCAACTGGAAATGGAGGCCTCAATCGCATGAACGCCATCACCTTGACGATCAACCCTGCCAACGACTACCGCGCCGCCATGCAGCAGGCGGCCGTGGCTTACCTGTATCGCCAGCAAGGGCAGCACCTGTCCGGCGATCACCAGCTATTGGAAAACTGCAAGCGGTACCTCACCCAGTCGCTCGACGTACCCGAGCACCTGGTGCAGCGCATCGCTGAATTGGCGGTTGCCGAATTCGAGAGCATGACGACCAAGCGCGTAGCCCGCCTGGGCATCCACCCATCGAGCAACGCTTTCCGCTATTTGGTCTGGCTGCTCGATACGCAGACACAACAGCGCTATCCCGTCCCGGCGCGTTTTCTACCCGCGCGCCTGCTGACCTCCCGCGACACCCCGAACTAAATCTGAACCGCCCCTGACGTATGCCCGCCTCGCGTGGGTAAGGGGAAACTGCACTTTATTGGTGGCCAAAATGAGCAATATCACCATTCAACTGGAGCTGAATCAGCAGCAGGCAGAGCAATACCTGCGCTGGCTCAACAACCAGTACGACACCACCATGGCCGACGTTTGGTACTCCGATCGCTATCGGAATGTGCCGCGCGGTGAGCGTGCTCCCAAGGTGCTGAAGGATATCCCGCACCTTGCCGGTATCTGCCGCACACGTTGCGAGTTGAAGAAGCAACTCGAAACCGTGGAGCGTGCGCAGTGAAGACCATGGACCACCAGTTGCGCGCCGATGTGCTGCAGCGCCTTGAGGCCGATTTTGGCCTGCAACACATGGCTGGCACCCAGTACATGCGCAAAGGGACCTGCCCGCAGTGCAACCAGCGGCGGCTGTTTTCCCGCTACGACGAGCCGTGGTTCATCCGCTGCGGCCGTGAGCAGAAGTGCCGCTACATGGAGCCGGTCAAAGAGCTGTACAGCGACCTGTTCGACGACTGGAGCAAGCGCGCACCGGCCACCGATGACCAGCCCGCGGCGAGTGCAAAGGCTTACCTGACCTTCGCCCGTGGGTTTGACGTTGGGATGATCGAGGGCTGGTACACCCAGGAGCATTACTTCGATCGGGAGTTGAACATCGGCTCCGCCACCGTTCGCTTTCCACTTGAAAAGGGTGGCTACTGGGAGCGCCTCATCGACAAGCCGAATCGCTTCGGCAAGAAGAAGGCGCGTTTCAAACCAGGCGACAGCTACAAGGGTGTGTGGTGGGTACCGCCCTGCCTGGATCTGTTGCAGGTGGACGAGCTCTGGATCGTTGAGGGTATTTTCGACGCCATCGCCCTGGTGCAGAACGGCATCCCCGCCGTGGCCGCGCTGTCCTCGAATGCCTATCCAGAAGAATCGCTGAAAGCCCTGATTACTGCCCGCGCCGGTAAAACGCCAAAGCTGATCTGGGCGTTGGACAACGAACCAGGTGCCCACAAATACACCCGCATGTGGGTCCGCCAGGCGCGTGATATTGGCTTCACCTGCGAGGCAGCGCAGATCCCACAGCCGGACTCGCGCAAGGTCGATTGGAACGATCTGCATCAGCGTTGGGCCTTCATGGAAGACGCCGAGGCCCGTACCCAGCGAATCGACAAGGAACTCGGCGAAGCCAAGCATCACGGCGCGCTGCTGATTGCAGAAAGCGCCGTCGAGAAAGCCTTGCTCATGTACCAGTGGCGCGAGCGCGAAGAGTTTCACTTCGGCTTCGACTCCCGCCTGTACTGGTGGAAGTTGGACATTTCGAAGTTCAACAGCGCCATGCAGGCGCTGGATGCCAGCGATAACCACGAAGACCAGCAGCTGAACGACAAGGAACGCCGCGCCAAGGCGTTGCGCATGTCCGGCTGCGTGGTCGAGATCGCCAACTGCTACCCCAAGGCCCTGTATTTCCAGCGCAACGAGATTACCGACGAGTCCTGGTACTTCTTCCGCGTCGACTTTCCCCACGACGGCGGCTCGGTGAAAAACACCTTCACCGGTGGCCAGGTCGCTGCGGCCAGCGAATTCAAGAAAAGACTTCTCGGCATGGGTGCCGGAGCCGTGTTCACCGGCAGTGGACAACAGTTGGACAAGATCATGAAAGACCAGCTTTTCGGTATCAAAACCGTCCAGACCATCGACTACGTGGGCTACAGCCGGGAGTACGGCTGCTATGTGTTCAACGACATCGCCATCAAGGAAGGGCAGCTCATCACCATCAACGAAGAGGAGTTCTTCGAGATGGGCAAGCTGAAACTCAAGAGCCTGCAAAAAGGCGTGAAAATCGCCCTGCAGAAGGACGCCAAGGACTACGACACGCGCTGGCTGGACCTGCTCTGGCAATGCTTCGGCGCCCAGGGCACGGTCGCCCTGACGTTCTGGTTCGGCTCACTGTTCGCCGAGCAAATCCGCGCTCGGTACCAGTCGTTTCCGTTCCTGGAAGCCACAGGCGAAGCCGGTGCCGGTAAAACCACCTTGCTCACCCTGTTGTGGAAACTGCTCGGCCGTGAAGGGTACGAGGGTTTTGACCCATCCAAGTCCACCAAGGCCGGCCGCAGCCGCTTGATGGGGCAAATCTCCGGCATGCCCGTGGTGCTGCTGGAGTCCGATCGCAGCGGCGACGATAAGGCCCACGCCAAAACGTTCGAGTGGGACGAACTGAAGGATTACTACGGCGGCGGCACGCTGGCGACCAAGGGGGTCAAAACTGCCGGCAACGAAACTTACGAACCGCCCTTCCGCGCCACCATTGCGATCAGCCAAAACGCACCGGTCGTAGCCTCCGAGGCGATCATGACCAGGATCGTGAAGCTGCACTTTGTGCGGCCAACCGTGACGGCTGAGAGCCGCGCGGCGGCGGATCTGCTCAACTCGCTGGAAGGCCCAAAGCTCAGCAACTTCCTGCTGCAAGCAGCACGCAAAGAGTCGGAAGTGATGGAGCTGTTTGCCCAGCGCATGCCTGGATACGAAGCCAAGCTGCGCACGCTGCACAGCCATTGCTTCGCATGTGAGACCCCCTTCAAGGATGAACAGGATCACTGTGGTCACTGCGGCAACAAGCTGCGCGGCTACATCCGTGTGGAGCGGATCAACAAGAACCACGCCCAACTGCTCGCCCTGCTCGACTGCCTGCGCCTGATCGTGCCCCTCAGTGATGCTCAGATCAGCCATACCCGCGCCCAGATCATCCGCATGGCGATCGAGCGGCAAGCCTCGATCAGCTCAGACCACCCGGTAGTCGCCGAATTCTGGGAAGTCTACGAGTACCTCGAAGGCCTGGACGCTGACGGCCCGGTGGTCAACCACAGCAAGAAAGACCACACCATCGCCATCAACCTCAACGATTTCGTCAAGTGCGCGGCCGAGCACCGCCAGAAGGTCGCCGACATCAGCGAACTGCGCGATCGCCTCAAGGATTCCCGCTCCCGGAAGTTGATCGAGACGAACAAGGCGACCGACAGCGCGGTGCGTGCCCACCAGGCGAAGTACTCCAACGCTGTCATGACGAAGCAACCGATTGTGAAGTGCTGGATTTTCAGCGCCTGACCGTCGAGGGGACGTAAATGCAGATTCAAGTAATCGCCGAAAGCTCTCTCGACACATCGCTCAGCCTGCAAGACCGCATCGCCGAGCTGCATAACCAAATGGGCAACGATCACCGCAAAACCGTACAGGCCGACGCCTACGGCGCTGATGGGCTGGTCGACATCCTGGACGTTAGGGCAACGGACGGGCAACGCGAAATTCTCGTGCTGAATTGCTCGCGACTTCAGATCCAGGCGGTTCTGGAGTGGCAATCGCTCACTGGGGACAACAACGAATTTGAAGGTTTGGAGCTGCACCTGGTGCGAAAGCCAGACAGCTCCCTGTAACGCCGGCTGCAACCGGCAACCACTGAAAGGAGAGAACCATGCAACGCACCAACGAAACAGCCCAGTCGGGCAGCAGGGAATTGTTGAGCAATCTGCTCACGACGATTTCGACAATTGCACTGATCGCGATCGTGGCCATGCAAGTCCCGGACGTACTGATCTGGCTGGCCAAGTAAACAACGAGAGGCGCCGAGGGGCTGCAAACCCTCGGGGCCAAATGATGAAAGGAGAAACACCGTGGAAACAACGAAAGCGAAGAAAGCCACACCAATCGTCGACTTCAGGGATGCACTTTTGTACCTCGAGCAAGCAAAAGACGATGCCGCGAGATCACAAAAACAACTTGGGGAAATGACACAGAAAGCGATTAAGAGCTTCGAAATTGCCCGGGACGCAGCCAGATCCACAGGCCAGGACATTCCCTACAGATTCATGTGCGGGCAATGGTTGGTTGTTTTCAGTGAGAACGGCGAGTTGGTCATCACGGAAATACCGAATAGTGAGCCGTACCAGCTCATCACTCTTGCGAAATCGATGGGCGAAATAGACACGCAATAGCAGCCGCGGGAAAGGCTGAACAAAACGGCGCCGAGGGGCTGCAACCCCTCGACGCCTACCACCACTGAAAGGAGAGAACCATGCAAGCCCAAACCCTCAACGATGGCACCGCCGAGGCTATCACGAACACCGCGTCACACGGCCCTAGAACTCGTCCGACGATGGCTAGTCACCGCCTGGACCTGCCCAGCATCTGCGACATCTGCGGGAAAGCTCGCTCTACACGTAAACACCAGACATGCAGCCGTGTTCGGCAACAGAACAAGTCGGTGGAGTGGGCTGCCTTCATGGAAGAAAGAGCTGCTGCTCGAGCATCAAGGGAGAAACGATATGTCCGTTGAAACTGTGATCAACGTTCGGCAATCCACCGGCACCTATGTTGCTCGGATAAAAGGTTTCAAGCCTACCGCCAGCAACACAATCAGTGCACATGAGGCCGCCAAAGCAATTGCCCGGAAGTTCTACCCCGATCCCGACATCGTGTGGCACCTGGAGAACGGCGAAAACCCCAACGTTTTCACTATCTGCACTAGCAACTGACAGCGGCACTTCTAATAACCATGGCCCCGGCCGGAGTACTACACTGCCCGGGGTGCTCCATCTGAAAGAGACCAAACATGAACTCCCGATCGGACAACGTCCTGGTGTTCGAGGACTTGCAGCGCATTACCGGCTATCAACGCCGCTCCGATGTCGAAAGATTACTTCTCGAACAAGGCATCCGCATGTTTCGCGGGCGTACCGGCCCCTGGACAACACTGGACCTCATCAACCAAGCAGCGGGCCTCACGCCTGCATCAGCAGAGCGGTACGACGCCGAAATTCTATGAGGAAAGCAAGGAAGCGGAAGCACAATCCCCACATCCCTGCGCATGTCGATCAGGCCGCCCTTCCGGCGGCCATTTACTTCGACCATCGCGGCAGCGGAGTCTGGTACACCCTTCATTACGACGAGACGGGAAAGCAGCGACGTAAGAACGTGGCGCCCAAAGACGTTTCGTTGGCAGAGCTTCATCGCATCATGGACGAGGCGTCCAATGTTGACCGTGGCACCCTTCGATATGTCTGCGAGCAATTCCACCAGAGTGACCGTTACAAGAAGCTCGCGCCAAAAACTCACGACGACTACTGCTACTCCCGCGACGTGTTGCTTAACATCCCAACCAAACTGGGCAAGCCGCTGGGTGATCTGGCGGTGAAGAAATTCACCGCTGCCCTGGTGCAGCGCATTGTCGATCGGCTTGCAGACGAAGGCACACCCTCAAAAGCCGCACACGCGCTTCGATACCTGCGCCGTGTTTTGCAGTGGGGGCGTAATCGTGGATTTCTGGAAGTAAATCCCGCCCTGGGCATTGAGGCACCGATCGAGCGGAAGCAACGCCGATTGCCACGGCGCAATGTGATGGATCTTCTGATCGATCGCGCAACTGCGCGCGGGCGTCTGGCTCGGAATGAGCCTGGAGGTTGCCCGGAGTACTTGGCCAGCGTGATGGAGCTGGCCTACTTGTGCCGGCTTCGCGGCATCGAGGTCGTGACGCTGACAGATGCCAATGAGCTGGAAGAAGGCATCCTGACGAATCGGCGCAAGGGTAGCAGAGACAACATTGTCCGCTGGACTCCGCGGCTACGCACCGTTTGGGATGGCGCCAAGGCTCTGCGCGCTAGGACTTGGGAAAGCCGGAAGACGGCTATTCCGATTGCAGCGTCGAAGCGCTTTATCATCGTGGCCAACCATGGTGGACCACTTCGCAAGACGAGTCTTGACACTGCCTGGCAGCGATTCATCACTTTGGCTATCGCGGATGGGAACATTGATCCAGAAGACCGCTTTGCCCTGCACGACTTGAAGCGGCGTGGCATTACTGACACAACTGGCACTAGAGCAGACAAACAAGAAGCGAGCGGGCACCGAGATCCGAAGATGATGGATGTTTACGATCACAGCACACCGATCGTGGATCCTTCAGCGCAATAGTCGAAAGGAACCTCTATTTTTACCTGCAGCATCATTCTTTGTAATACGAGGCTGGTTGAAAAAACAAAGCCAGCTTCATCCTCCAAGACGACGTCTCGCTGTTGATCGCATCTATGCCTGCCCCCAACTCGGCTTGGAGTCGATCGTGTTTCCAGCTTCCCGTATGGTCCTTCAGAGCCTTGAACATCCGGAGTGTTTGCGGGAAATACCTACGAAAAAATCGGAACTCGTAAATTAACGCGCACTGCCTGTCGATCCTCATAGCTCCGTCTTTATCCTCCGGTTCAACGAGATCTTTCACCATTTTGTGATAGGTCTCGAACTCTTTCCAACGCGCATCCCTGGATCGTTCCATGAAGTAGCGAAGGGCTGCCAATGCAGCAGCAAAGACACCCGCCAAGGCAGTTAAAACAGGCAAGTTTTGGGAAACGAAAGCTAGGAAGTCATCCATGTTCTACTGTCACCGCAAGCTGTAAGAGATATGTTTTGCTCATTCTATACGCATAGAACTGGCCGGTTCATGCCACTGCGCAAAGGTGTCCAGCTGCTGGTTTCCGACGTAAGAAGCGATTTAAAGGTCGCTAAGCATGCGCGTTTTGGCGCATCAACACGTAACAGAAGCTCTCGTAACCTGTTGATTTATATATTTGAAGCACATGCCTTGTAATCAGTAGGTCCCGGGTTCGATTCCTGGTGCCGGCACCATACAAAACAAAGCCCTCGTAGAAATACGAGGGCTTTGTTGTTTCTGGGGCTAAATGATCCAGCGCCCTGTTCGCAACAAGCCTGAGTCATCCATGACTCAACAGGCTCCGCTTAACCCACCTTCAAGAAAACCCGAAATCAAAACCTCAACCTGAACACCGTTCGCCAAATGTTCTTGAGCAATGACCGTTGGTGTTTTCTCCAGTTGCCCTCCCACCATTCGTCTTCGTTAGTGGCAACCGTTTGGATATCACTGCCTGTTTGCGTCGCCGCGTGCTGGCGGAAAAGCATCGGGAACACGCAATGTTGTTTGATCTGTTGCTTGAACAGGACATCGACCGGCGTTCCGCTATACGGCGTGCCGGCTAAAACCTGGCAGCCTTCGCGCGAGATAATGTAAGCGTGCAACGCCACCACCTCACCACGGGCGATGAATGGAAACCAGGTCAGCCATGTTCGCCCCATGCTGTAGCCCAGGTGCAGCACTTGAAAGGCGTTGTTGCGAACAAATCGGTTCACCCATCTCACCTGAGTAGCGCGAAGCGTGTAGGGTTTCGCATCGTCTTCGAAGACCAGAATTCTCTGCCAACCTTCAGCCAATAGCATTTTGGCCAGCGCTTGATGTGACTCATAGCAACCCCGGACTGGATCATCACAGCGCTGCGCGATGAAGAATTCAATCGGGTTGGAAATGTTACGTGAGACGGTTTGCCGGAAAAGCTCACGTCGATCTTTGCGCTCGCCCAATGAGATGCAGAACACGCGGTCGACATCGAAAGCGACCCTTGGCAGGTTGAGCGGCATCCCCCTGCGAATCTGAACGCGATGCACTTGAAATCCTTGAATGACTTTTCCATAGCCCCGCGCCACAGAAAAGAATCAATGATCTACAAGAGTTTGCCTCTCTGTATGTCAGACGCTTCCTTAAATAAACGTGATCACGCATTTGATCATCACAAACAAGCCCTTTTCCCCTCATCAAAAAAAGAAGCCCTCGTATTGCTACGAGGGCTTCTTTCATTGCGGTGTGCATAACCAGATCTTAGTGACCCGCACTTTGGCCGCCATCGACGTGGAGGATTTCGCCGGTGACAAACTTGGCGTTGTCCAGGTACACGACCGCTTGTGAAATATCATCGATCTCGCCCATATGCCCGACCGGATGCAGGGCGCCCAGTGCAGCATGGGTTTCTTCGCCGTGCATTGGAGTTTTGATGATGCCAGGGCTGACCGCGTTCACCCGGATACCACGCTTGGCGTATTCGATAGCCAGGGATTTGGTCGCCGCGTTCAAGCCGCCCTTGGTCAGCGAAGCCAGTACCGAAGGCACGCCGTCGATCGCGTGGTCCACCAGACTGGTGGTGATGTTGACGATGTGGCCGCTGCCCTGTTTTTCCATCTCGTTGATGGCCAGTTGAGTGATGTAGAAGAAACCGTTGAGGTTCACCGACAGCACGTTGGCGTAGTCTTCAGCGGTATACGCGGTGAATGGCTTGGCGACGAAGATGCCGGCGTTGTTGACCAGGGTGTCGATGCGGCCAAAACGGGCGATCGCTTCACGAATGACGCTTTGCGCGGTTTCCGGTTCGCCGATGTCGCCGGCCACGGTCAGGATGTCCGGATCGGTCGAAGGCTTGATCGAACGCGAGGTGGCGACAACCTGGTAGCCGAGTGCGCGGAAGGCCTTGACCATGCCATCGCCCAGACCTTGGGATGCACCGGTGATCACAACGACTTTTTTCGAATTGCTCAT